ATAGTAGGGATATTGTTAGGCTTAGCCTTATTCATTGTAAACACATCCTTACTACTATTTGCAGCCTTTCTATGGAAAATTATGTCGATGCAACTACAGGCCGCATGGCTATTTGTATTGATTGCAGGTATTGATATTTCTATAGGAGTTACTTGGTGGAGGGACAACAAATGAAAAGTAGACAAATGTATTTAGGTTGCATCATTACACGAGATGATATTTACATTGATACCTGGCACAACGTAGCATCGTTTCAAGAATTCGAAAAAGGATACATAGTCGAACATATAATCGACAACCATATTGTGGTATTTGTATTTGCGAAAGAGAATGGCTATCGTATTTACGAGTTCTGGGATACACCCGACCTTATGCAAAAACATATTGAAGAAACTAAGTTTATCGAATCAAAAATCGACGAAACATTTGAACAAATTACAAAGGAGTTAGAAAAACACTATGCGAATTAGATTATATCCAAAAACACAAATTAAAAGTAAAGAGAATCGTCCATTATTATTCTCAGATATTGACAAAATCAAATACACTCAGGGCGATAATGGCTCATGGACGATTGCGTTTGAACACGTAGATCATATCCATAAGACAGAAGACATCCGTGGGTATTCCGTATTTTCATCTGAACATTTTGCAGCATTCACACTATTATGTGAATCATACTCAGATACTAATAAAGCTAAAACAGTCCTTGAAGGAGGGAACAACTAATGAAACTACCAGATATGAAAGCAGTAAAAGCGGCGGCTAAAACAACATATACAACATCTAAAATCTTGACTAAGAAGTACGCGCCATTTATTCTACTTGGTGTAGGTCTTGTTGGCTATGGATATTCGGTATACGAAGGTGTCAAATCCGGTAAGAAACTAGAAAAGACAAAAGCGAAGTATGAAGAGCTTGACCAAGCAAACATCCCATATTCTAAGAAAGAAGTGGTAATGGATATTGCGAAAGATGTAGCGGTACCTGTAGCAGTTGCAACTGCATCCACTGCAGCAATCGTATTAGGTTTCGCCATTCAAACAAATCGTCTTAAAGCTGTATCTGCAGCACTTGCTATGGCAACTGAAGAGCATGCGCGTTATCGTCTACGTGCTAAGACAGTTCTTGACGAAGAAACATTCAAGAAAATCGATGCTCCTATGGAAACGAAATCTGTAGAAGTTGACGGTAAAGAAATCGAAGTCGAATCTGTTGTACCTAATGAAGGTGATTTCTATGGACGATGGTTCAAATATTCATCAAACTACGCTGCTGATGACCCTGAATACAATGAAGCATGGGTACGTGAAGTAGATAATATGTTAACCGCTCGTATGGCTAAAGCTGGTATGCTCACATTTGCGGAAGTGTTAGATGCGCTTGGATTTGAAGTACCGAAAGCAGCATTACCATTTGGTTGGACAGATACTGATGGATTCTATATCGAGTGGGATACACACGAAGTATGGAATGATGACAAACAAGAACTTGAACCACAGTTATACGTTCGTTGGAAGACCCCACGCAACCTATATGCTACAACTAATTTCAAAGACCTTGCTCCTAAGAAAACTAGAAAGGAATTGAACTAATGAAAACTCCCGTCAAAGTTATTTTAACATTGGTAGGTGTGACGGGCGCTGGATACGGCGCCTATCGCATTTACAAATGGTGGAAGGAAGAAGATAAACTTGAGGAAGAAGGTTTATCTTATGAGGAACTAGTGGCCGCAGCAGAAGCTAAGAAAATCGAACAGAAGATTGAAAAAGACGCCGCGCGTGAAGAAGAATTTGACAAAGCAAAGCGTGAGATTGACGGATTGCCAGATGATGGTATGGATTGGTATAAAACTCCAGATGGCGATATTCAACGAGAATTGACCCCATATGAAAAGAAATTTGGGGTTGAGTTTAACCCGCTAACGGAAGAACTAGTAGAAGAATACACTATAGAAGGAAACGTATTAGAATATGTACGTAAGTTTAAAGAAGGGACAAAACTCTTAAACCACCGTGATGACAAACGCACAGTGAATGATATTATAGAGCAGACAAGGGAAATGACAGCACAAATCAAAGCTTTGAAAGTAAATGAAATGGAACACGACAAACGTATTTACGATGACAACACACAAGAGTCATATGATTACTACCGTGCATTGGTAATGGATAGAGCTGGTATCGAAAACGAAGAACTACGGGATAACTTGGCAATCTTATTCTCATGGGAATACATCCCAACGAAAGAGAATATTGGTGATAATAACCTACGTGAAGATATTATTCGTGACCGCACAGAATACTTCAAATTTGGTACGATTCATTCGGACTGGGCATCGATTGCTGAAGCGATTATTTACTATGCAACACGTTTGCAATTCGCTACGAATGTTGGAACTGTTGAACAGTATGCTGATTGTATTGTAGATACTCTTGGACTAGACTTACAATCAGATAAAGATCCAGTTATCCATGATACCATGGTATCGTTCTTTGAACATCATCGTCATAACAAACCGAATGCCGACGGTACTTATGGTCTATTCCATATTCCAGAAGAGGAATATAAAGACTCTATTACATTGTGGCACGAACACAACCACGCAGTAAGTTTAATTTTGGATGATAAAATGCCGCTCGTATTTGGGATTGAAGGAGATGAGTAATGCTTAAACGTATCAAGAGATTTGCAACTAGAGTTAAATGTACATTTGTATTATTTATGTTAAGGAATTTGGTATTAAGCACGAAGACACGTGCAGAGTTAGAAGAGTATATTGAGAGAAGACAGTTGTTATTATCATCCTGGACACGAGAAGTGGACAAACATGGTAATCATAAACCTTGGTACAAACTAGCATCTTATTTAGATTCCTCATTTTATACGGATGAAGTATGGCAGGAAAGTGATAGTTGGTGTTTGATTCACTATCTCAATAATTATGAGGCGGTATACGAATTGCCGTCTTATGGTTTCTCATTTATATTCAATCGCTCCGGTCGTATTCGTCCTAAAAGCAGCTTAGATAGTGGGTATTCATTCTTTATAGTTCGAGATGCTGGCGTTGGCGCGCCTTATATTTGTATCATTAAGCAAGATGCCACTACAAGAAACTTCCTATTGGATAGACTATTTGTGCTATTATCCAAAGGCGAGATTGAGAATGTTATTAAAATGATCAACATGTACTGTGAGATTTATCATATGTATAAATACTATGATGACCTAAACGATATATGGTCGTTCGGTGTACAAGAGTATATCCATGGCGTTCAAAACGATGGACTATATATATGTGAGGATCTATTCTGGAGGGAAACAAATGGTAATCAATAACATCATGGCATTCTTTGAAAAGTATGATAGGGCTGATATTAATAAAGAGGCGAGTAAGATTCTCTATAATGCATTTCGTAAATCATATAACTACAAACCAATCCTAGATAACCAATCCCGAAATTTCCTCGGGGGTGGATTTTTAACTGGATTTCGGTATGGTCCAAACATTAGTATCTATATTCCTGAGCCTTATGATTTGCTTGAGGGGACTGAGTGATATCTACACCCATACATCATCCTATCGGAGAGACCGATGGATTTACGGGTGTTGGTATTCCCATCAACCGATATGTTAGTAAGGGTTATTTCTGAGTTGTGTAATACTATGTTGAAGTATGACGAGTATATGGGTAACGCTCTCGTATCACGCCAATTCAAGATGATTCGACTAAAATTAGAATCTGGACGAGTATATATTGCTAGAGATTTACCAGATTTTATACTATCGGCAGAGTCTATGATAGCAAAAGTATTATTTGATGGTGCTGAGAAAAACTATTCTAGTAACGTCCATTATATCCATAGCAATCAAGACATCATTTTGGCAGACCGATATGGAGTTGGTCTAAGAGGTAACCGTTCGAACTTTGTGAAACTGAAGGTCATTCAAGAAAATGAAGAGAAGCTTCAAAAAGAAGTAGAGAAGAATTTAGAAAGTAGGAAATAAAATGAGTAAGGAACAATTGTATAGTATATATATTCAATTCAAAGAAGGACAAGAAGCTGTATCAGTAGGTAATCGAAGAACTACAAGTGCAAATGTTATCGGGAATGCGTTGGTTACTGAAGGGTATTATTTTACTAACGGTAAAGGTAAGCTTATATATAGTCTAGATTCTATCGATTTTTGTAGTATTATTCCATTATCACCAGAAGAAAACGAAGAACAATTGAAAACCATTAAAGGAGAAGCATAATGACTAGAAACATCAACACTAGAAAATATCCAATCACACGTGTACCTATTATTAAAAGCAAACACTTTTCTGAACAGGCGAAACAGCTAACCGAAATGGGTATTGCAGTCACAGCAGAAGACCAGTTGGCTATGTGGCTAGATTCTATGCTAAATGTTCTCCGTAGTGGAGGTACTATTACCGTAGCAGACTTGCGTAAAGCGGCTGGTTTAGCAGTAAGACCTGAGGATTATTTCTTCGGTTGGAATAATATCATCATGACGTCATTGCAAATTAAAGATGGTACAATTCAATTTCCACTCATTTATTTATACCGGGTATTTGCACAATCTGCTGAACAATTTGATTTCTATAATCTATCCAAATGGAATGGTGAAGGTCGTCCGGATGAGCATCAGACATATCTGAATGCGTTTGTGGAAGACTGTTACCAATTGGGATTGATTGAACGATACTATGCTGATGATATTTTGAATGATGTAGCAAAGGGGTAAAATACGATGGAACAAACTGTAAAGAAACTCAAAGTTGTGGATGTTGATTTCCATGCGATTCACCGTTCACGTGAAGACAATCTATTTTTCGACGTGATTGAACATCGTTTCGAAGACGACTTCTTAGTTATCTCTCGATACCGCGAATATTCTGATGGTGTACCACGTAAGGTTGATGAGTATCTTCCGAAAGATGCCATTGCTCGAATCACAGTCTATCAAGAAAAGAATGACTATCTACGATATATTGATGATTTGTTGGCACCCTTCAAAAAATCAGATGAAAAACCTAAAGCCGATATCATAGACTGTCATATTGTATGGTATGACAAAGGTACTGGTGGTATTATGGATAAGGTTATTCGTTATGTTGAAAGTGTCACATTTGAAAAGCGTATTGACGGACATGCTGTTATCAACTACAAAGAACATCCTGAAGATACCGTAATGAAATTATTTCGTGTACCTCAGGGTGATATTATGCAGTTGACTAGATTAGTAAATGGCGAACAGGAAGGAAGTTGGTATGAGTAAGAAAGAGAATGGTGTTTTATATGTTAAGTACAAAGACGATGAAGAGGCTAAAAACGGGAGAGGTATTGCAGTTCATCTTTATCAAGACGTCAAACACTATGGGTTCCTAGCTGAAGGAATCAATCTACTTAAAATTGAGTTAGATGATATTAACAGAGAAGCGGTTTATATCCCAATGTCAAACATAGCATTGATCGAATATTTTAAATCTATGGAGAAGTTTAACCGAGCATATCCTCCAGGTACTGGTTGTGGATATTAAAGGAGATAGAATGTCAGATATTACACTTGGATTCAATAGCGATGAACTACGAGTTCTTGAATTAAACATTACGAAAGATATCGAGCTAGAGAGTACAGTATTTCTAGACGTTATTAGTTATGTGTTTGAAGACGAATTCTTAGTAGTCGAATATTATGAAAAATACAATGATGGAGTTATTATGGGTAAGAAGAAATCATATATTCCGAAAGGTGCAATTAACACTTGCAATGTATATGAATCAAAGGATACCTGGGAGAACCATCTAAATGAGTTATTTAATAAAAGGATGCTAGAAAATGAATAACGAAGAATACATTGATCTGAAATATTATAGGACAAACGACAGTCAAAAAGAAACTAGTAATCAATGGGATATGTGCTAAATAGAAAGGTAAGAAAAAATGGCTAAATTAAATCCAACAACAATGAAAACACAATACGACGGGCAGTATGACACATTCTGTCGTAAAAATCACGACTATGGCAACTCATTTGAGGAGTCTTTGGACAAATTCGGAATCATCGCTAGTTTAGTCCGTATGCAAGACAAAATGCTCCGCTTAGAATCCCTCACGGACGACTCTAAAACGCAGCAGGTGGGCTCTGAGAGCCTCCTAGACACCCTTGAGGACCTATCTAACTATGCTGCAATGACTGTGTGTTGGTTAAAGGGCGTA